CTTTGTTGCACTAGATCTGTTCTCTGAGGAACTTAACCCGTTACGGGCTCATTGTGGAGATTTCTTCCCGATTGGGATAGGAGAGTTATTAACCTCTGAAAAGACACACACTGGGCCTCACCGGAATTTACCTGGTGGTGGGGGCGGCAATCCCCTTTGTTAACACGTTTCCTCCTGCGGCCGGTTATTCATACGGCGTTGTTTTATTGGTTATCGTATAAACCTCAGTTTGTTCATGAATTTGCAACCAAATCCATCTCGCAACTTGCCTCGTCAGCGTGTTGCCCGTACCCCCTTACGACGAAACCCTCCCGTTCAGCGTTATTTTCTCGAAAATTTCAACAGGTTTGGTCCTAATGTGCTTCCTCGCAATCGTATTCGTTTTGTTAATCCCCCTCGAAGATACTATATTCCTCCTCGATTTCCCCAAAGGAGACCTACTATGAGAGTTATATTTGGAAAAGAACAAGATTTGGCGTTTGGTAACCAAACTCGCCAAAAAGGAATGCTTAACACCTTCACTACTCCTGTTTCAGAATCAAAGATGATCAGATCTTATTTTACCTTTAATGATGGCACTATTACTTTATGCCAGCCAATACCCGCTAATTGTTATGCCCTTAACCTGGCAATTGTGCCTTTACATCCTCTCTTCTTCTCTGGCAGACTCTCTACTATGAGCTCAACCTTCTTAAACTTTTCTATTACTAAAGCCGTCCTTCACTATGTTCCCCTCATCGGGTCCACAAGTACTGGTATGGTGGCCATGACTAGTGTGCAGCATTGCAACAGCATCACTTCTACTGCTGGTGATCAATTTGGACAAGTTACTTTAATTGATGCTGAGATTAACCCTGTTTGGATGTGCTCAAAACACGTTGTCAAAGATGTCGATACTTCTACTAAAACCATAATCCCAATTAGTCGAAAAGATGTGCCTAATTCCATTTATGTTGTTGGCTCTGGGCTTGCTGGTAACCTGGTTACTAGCTGTACTTTATTTCTTGAAATGTCCATCAAATTGTCTCGCCCTTCCCCGAATAATGAGTTTATTGCACCAGGATTTGCCACTATTGTTATATCTGCTGCTGGTGTACGATCAAGTGTGGCTCAAACTTATGGCACCGTTGGTATTGTTATGACTTCGAATGTTCCTAATATTGATGTTGGTGAAATGGTTCTTTGTCCCGCTTTGCCCGTTATTGCTACTGATTATACTGTTCAGTTAAACCACAACTCACAGAATACTGATTATACTGCTGCTTCTGATCAAGGGACCATTACAATGTTATTCATGGCGGTTAATTGATATGTTACTGATATATTTGTGCTATAGTCTGTAGGTTTGGCTTTACATAACCTTCCAACCTCTTTTGGTTGTAAATACCGAGGCCTCAGGTGGTCCTCATTAAAAACCCATCAACAAATGCTTAGGCCGTTCTGTAGTGTAGCCCCTCAGACGTCTCCC